TACTTATAACGGCTTGAGCCTGACATTTGTTCCATTGCGTGGATTCAGTTCTATTACGATCTACTTAACTGCAAGCAACATTCCAGTTTAAGGGGAAAAATAAATGGCAAATCCACAAATCCAACAAGGTACATTAAATCGGCTACTAGCTAGCGTAGTCTATGCTGACTTCACTCAACTGAATGTCACATCAGGCTATTTGGCTAGAGAAGCTATTAGTTTGTCTTTTGATGGCGATACTTCCCTGCTTATTGGCACTTTAACTGGAGCAGTAACCAGCCCAGAGCCATATATTTACGGAACTGTCACTATGCACTTACTAAGAACTCAAGCTCTTGGTGAAGCGTATAGCAGTCAAATTAGAACTAATACAACTTTGGGTTCAGTAACAGTTTACCCAGATACACAAGTTTTACAGCCATTCCAGCTAAACAATTGCGTTTTAATGAGTATTCAAGAAACTGCTTTTGATGGTACACAAGCTGGTTTAGTTGTTCGCTTGCGTGGTGTATATAACATTAACTCAACCCTATTTGCTTAATCTAATGAAGGAATAAAAATTGAAAATTGATCGTAATCTGTCCCTTGTGATGCAGGTGCAGACTGAGAATAATGGAACAGTTCACATTCACTCCACTTCTATCAGTCGATCTGTATTTGAACAATTTTATTTGGAATTAGGAAAAGTATTTAGTCAATGTTTTGACAGTATTAATCAAGCGCATTTAGCTTTATCCGCACCCCAACTAGCTTATCCAGCCCTAAAGTCAATTGCGACAAAGGCGGGTAACTGGGATGGGGCAGGTGGAGTTAAATTTGGTTTAATAAATGAAATTATTCGTTTAACCAATGTAATAGTTAGTACTGAAAAAGGCTGGGAAACTATGCCTTTTGATATAGCGGTAAAGAATGAAGTTCTTAATGAAGATGAGGAAGCTGAAGCAATTAGCTCTTTAGTTTTTTTTACAGCAATCTCCAAGGTTGCACCGAAGGACTTGAAAAATTCTTTCTTGGAGATGGCAGGTGCATTGAGAAGTTGGGAGCTTACATTCTCGGAATGTACGGAGTACATGAGTGGTTTGCCGATATTGACCAAGAAAGAAAGTACTGGCAAGAAGGCGAAGGAATCATTCATAGTGTCCTAGACAACATTACTTACATAAATTTTGGTGAGTTTATGAAAGAAATAGGGTTTAAATGGGAAGATGCTTCAGAATATCGCCAAAGGTATTTAATTAGGGCAATAAAGAATAAGAGTTTATTTTAATTACTAGGAAGATAACATGACAGTAAAATCAGTAATTGAAATAGATGTCTTAGATGAAAAGTTTAAAGCTTTTAGTGCTTCTTTTGAAAAGTATAAAAAATCTGTTGAAGATCATTCCAAAAAATGGAAAGAAGTTAACAAAGCTTTAGAAGAAGCTGAAAAACGCCAAAAAGCATTTAATAAATCCATTCAAGATGGTGGAGTTGCTTTAAAAAATGCTGTTTCTGTTACAGCTTCTATTGCAAGCAATATGGCTTCAGCCGCTTTATCTGCGGCTAAATGGCTTACTTATGCCGCATTAGGCGGTGGATTTGGTCTTGGTGGATTGGCTGGATCAGCAAGTAATCTTCGTAGAGAAGCTACAGGTCTTGGTGTCAATTCAAGTCAATTAAGAGCCGCTAGAACTTATGGTGAGCCTTATTTGGGTGGCATTGAAGGAGTAATGTCTAATATTCAAAGACTACAAACTACCCTTACAGAACAATACAAAGTTGGCATTTTAGGCGGAAATTTAAATAAAAATGCTTTCCAGAATCTTCCAGATGTCTTAACTAAAGCAAGACAAGCAATGAAAGATGCTGGTGGCAATATAGATGTCGCCAGAGCTATGACCCCCGGTTTGCAAGATGTTCTAAGTGAAGAACAGTTACAAACTGTTGGCAATATGAAGCCAGAAGAATTTGCAACCCTTATAAATTCTTTGCGTACTGGCTCTAATAGAATGAATTTAGATGATGCTGACTATGAAGCATGGCGTAAATTTTGGGTTCAATTAAAAGAATCTGGCAATGTTATTGAAGAATCATTGCTTAGAAATTTAAAAACATTAACGCCACAGTTAACAACTCTTTCTAGAGTTATTGCAGATACCATTAATGACATTCTTAAAAGTAAAGAATTTGGCGAGTTAATGGATACTATAAATCAAGGAATTAAAGATTTTGGTAAATATTTAACTTCTGGTGAAGCCAAAGATGATATGAAAACATTTTTAGATGCTTTAAAACTGTTATCTAGGGCAATTGTTGATGTTGCTGAATTTTTTGGATTAATACCAGATAAATCATTAAAAAATCAACCTAGTGGAATGAATTGGTTTAATGATGCTAAAAACAATAATTGGGCTGGGACTTCTAAAGATGGTCAACAAGCTATAGGTTTTAATGCAAGAATTAATAGTTCATTAGATAGCTATAATCCTTCTTCAATTTTAAAAGGTGTTAATTCAAAATTAGCGGCTTCTATACAAATGGCTGGATTAGACCCAATTAGCGGTTATCGCACAGAATCACAACAAAAAGTTTTATATGATGCTTGGATTTCTGGTGGTAAAAGAGGAAATCTTGTAGCTAAACCGGGTGAAAGCACACATCAATTTGGTGAAGGTGCGGATGTATCTATGGCAAGTTTAAGAAACTTTTTATCCAAACATACTGAAGAAGAATTAAATCAGCAATACAATTTAAAAAGACCTTATGGTGCAAAAGATCCTAACCATGTGGAACTTTATAACCCTAACAGAACAGATATTTATGTTCATTTTGATGGTCAAGCTAGTAAAGCTAATGCCATGTCTGGTAAACAATAATGACTTCTTTAGCTCAAACAACTTTTGCCGCCGCCTTTGAAATAGCCCCTATTTGGCTAGTAGGTGGTCTTGCTGACTATGTTGGTGGATATACTCCAATTACTTTATTGACTGAAATAGTAGATGTTCCGGGGCTTTCCAGTAAAGAATTTTTTGCTCATTACAAACCATTACCGGGTGGCACATTGGCTAAATGGCAAGTAGCTGAATATCCTTTTGCCAATTTTGCTACTGCGGCAAATGCTGTGGTGCAACAACCTTTAGAAATTAGTATGTTGATGGTTTGCCCTGCTCAAACAGGTGGTGGGTATTTATTTAAAACAGCTATTTTGACAGCTTTACAGTTTGCAATTCAAAAACACATTACAACTGGCGGGACTTTTACAGTCATTACACCAGCATTTATTTATGCAAACTGTTTGTTAACAGGTATTAGAGATATAACCCCTGCTGGAGATAAACAAGTTCAATATATGTTTCAATGGGATTTTGTCCAGCCATTGATTACTACATCACAATCTCAATCTGTTTTAGGTGGACTGATGAATAAAATTGACAATGGATTGCCAACAACGGCAAGCTGGACACAATCAGCCATTCCAACTGATATTAATTATTTTGCGGATTAATTATGAATAAAGTTAATTTTAATCCAACACCTTTTGCAAACTTTCAATTTAATGCCACATTAGATGGTGTTAATTATGTAGTTATTTGCACTTGGAATATTTATGCTCCAAGGTATTACATCAATGTTTATAACAATAATGGCACTTTAATTGTTACAAATCCTGTTGTTGCTTCTCCTGATGATTTTGATATTAATTTGGTTTATGGATATTTCACTACTTCAAAGATAGTTTATAGGCTTAGTAGCAATAATTTTGAGATAAGCCCATGAGATTTTATGACATCACTATTACCCCGCCATTAGAAGAACCAAATCGTTTTAACGCTTTTAGCTTTAGCTCACAATCAGGTTTTGGGTCAGATAATTATTCTTGTCTTAAAGTAGATTTAGATATTTATCAAAATGCGTATCATCAATATGCTTCTAATGGTTATGTAAGAGTTTTTGGAATCAACTTAAAAAGTTTAGGTCAAATTGGTAACTACAATCCCGTAATCACTAAAGATGGCAGAAAAATTCAACTGTGTGGAATAATTATTCAAGTAGGAATGTCTAAGGGTTTACCCTACGCAAATCCTAAACAAAGAGGAATAATTCTTCAAGGTGCAATTATTCAAGCTTTTGCTAACTGGCAAGGAACAGAAGTCACTTTAGATTTGGTAATTATTCCGGGTTATGTTGATCCAAATGCTTTGCGTAACATACCTTTTGTAATGAAAAAAGATCAAGAGCTAACTGTTGCTGTAACACAAGCTCTTAAAACTGCTTATCCAGAAACACCTGTCAATGGTTCATTTAGCTCTGGATTAGTATATACAGAAGATACACAAGCTCAAAACTTTGATTTATTGACACTTTCAAACCAAATTAATCAGATTAGTAAAACAATTAAAAAAAATCCTACTTATACAGGAGCAATAGTTACTTTAAATTCTGAAGGATTTTTCTTAACTGATTCTGCTATTACTCCAACAGCTACTCGGCAAATTGCCTTTACTGATGTTATTGGAAATTTAACTTGGCTTGGAATTAACACTATTCAAGCAAAAGTAGTGATGCGTGGGGATTTAAATATTGGAGATTACATTTCTTTTCAAGAAAAAATTCCTGTTTTGAATGTGGTAAACAATAGCTCCCAATATAGAAACAGAATTTCATTTAATGGGGTATTTTTTATTACAAAATTACACCATGTTGGAAGCAGTAGGCAAGCTGATGGCAATGCTTGGGTAACAATTATTGAAGCAATTATTCCTAATTTACCAATAAGTCAAACATGACCTCTGAACAAAAAACGCCCTTTGCGGTATCAATAAGCAATTATGTTCAAACTAAATTAGAACAAAATAGACAATCTTTTGGTTGGCAACTACCTTGTAGGGTAATAGCTGTTAACGGAGCAATTGTTACAGTTAATTTTGAAATTGATACAGGTGGACAATATACTTTTCCACCTGTTACCTGTCCAATAGCCCAAAGTACTTATGTTCGATTACCTGTACAAATTGGTGATTTTGGTATGTGTATATCTGCCGATGCAAGATTAGGCGGTGTAACAGGTCTTGGAATAAAAGGAGCATTAGCCCCTTTAGGGCTTCCATTTAATCTTGGTGCGCTTGTTTATGTACCTTTGGGGGCTAATGATTGGTCTAGCGTTGATCCTAATGCAGTAAATATTAATGCTCCCAATGGGGTAGTAATTAGAGATACAGAAAATAATTGCACAATTACTTTATCTCCTACAGGTGTAACTGTTGCTATTGGAAGCACTAGCTTGATTGTTGATAGCACAGGAGTAACAGTTAATGGTAAATTTACAGTAAATGGTAATGTTGAAACTACCGGAACTTTAAAAAATAATAGCGTAAGTGTTGGTAGTACTCATAAACATTCGGGTATTCAAACAGGTACAAGCAATACAGGGAATCCAGTATGAGAACTTATGGTGTAGATTCTTCAGGTAAATGGATAGAAATCCTAGAAACAGGATATATTTATTTGGCTACTTTAGCTCAAACTTTAAGATTAAATTTGGGTGAAAGCCCTTTTTATGCTAATTATGGTATTCCAGCACAAAACGCTGTTCATACTCAAATACCGCCTGATCTTGCTATAAATACTACTCAGGTTCAATATGCACCTTATTTTGCTAGTTTGACTGTTACAAATAGGCAAATAGCTCCAAATCCAATTTATAATATTAATGCGGTATTCCTAAACGGAACAATTATTTCTTCTCAGGTGGCTACTTAATGGCTCAAATAACGACTGCTGGAGCAATACCAGCTTTACCAACAGATCTATTAAATGCTGAAATTGCGGCGGCTACAGCTTTAGCACCCGGTCTTACAGCTAATCTTCCGGGTTCTCTTGTAGAAGATATGGCTTCTACTGCCGCTGGCGCAGTAGTGATTCAAGATCAAGCCTTTGTGGATTTTGTTAACTCTATTAGCCCTGCAACGGCTAACCCTTCAATTCTTTACCAATTGGGGCAAGTCTATGGCGTACAACAAGGTCAAGGCTCTAATACTTCCGTTTATGTTATTTTTACAGGTCTTGCTGGTTTTGTTATTCCTGTTGGATTTACTGTATCTGATGGTACTTACCAATATACAGTTCAGGATGGTGGAATTATTGCTACTTCTGGACAAACTTCTCCACTTTATTGTTTAGCAACAGTTCAAGGTTCTTGGGCTGTTCCATCTGGAACTGTTACGCAAATTATTACTTCTGTACCAGCAGGGTTTACCCTTACTTGTACAAATCCTTCTGCTGGATTGCCGGGGTTAACAGCACAAACAATTGCTTCATATCAAGCTCAAGTAATGCAAGCAGGAATGGTTACTGCTCAAGGTGTCCCTACTTTTATTAAAGCTCAACTGCAAAATGTTATAGGTGTACAAGCTAGACTTATTTCTGTTCGTTTAGTAGCCACAAATCAATGGGAAATTATTTGTGGTGGTGGCGATCCTTATCAAGTAGCTAATGCTATTTTTAATAGCGTTCCTGATATTTCTAATTTGGTAGGCTCTACTCTTGCTGTTACTGCTATTACTACTGCAAATCCGGGGGTTGTAACTACCGATTTAAATCATGGATATGCAACTGGACAAGTAATCACCATAGCTGGTGTAGACCCCGTTTGGTTTAATAATAACTACACCATTACTGTTATTGATGAAAAATCCTTTAGTTTAGGAGTAACAACTGTAGGTCATGCTTATGTAAGTGGCGGTGTTGTAACCCCTAATTTACGCAATATAACTGTATCTATTGATGATTATCCAGATATTTATAGCATTACTTTTGTAAACCCACCTTCTCAAACTGTTCAAATAGTAATTACTTGGAACACTATTTCTACTAATTTAGTATCCCCAACTGCTGTAGCTCAACTAACAACGCCAGCTATTGTTGATTACATTAATAGTATTCCTGTTGGTCAACCAATTAATACTTATGAATTGCAAGATGCTTTTCAAAATGCAGTAGAACCCATTATTTCTCCAAGTCAAGTATCTAAAATTGACTATGTAGTGGCAATTAATGGAATAGATACTGCTCCAACTTCTGGAACTTTATTAATTTATGGTGATCCTGAAAGCTATTTTTCCACTAACGATTCATTGGTATCAGTAGTACAAGGCTAATATGCTGACCCAAGTGCTTCCAGCTTACCTTTATCAGCAATATACAAAAGACCCGTATAACGAAGATTTACAGGCTTTTTTTACTGCTTACAATACTGAATCACAAACTAGGTTAGATGCCACTAATAATTTAAATTTGCCTATTTATACAAAGCAAATAGCTCCTTTATTGGATTGGACAGCTTATGCCATTTATGGTGTAACTAGACCTAGCCTTGGCTCTCCTGCTCAATTTTCACCTTTAGGTGTATATGACACAGTTCCTTATGACACTACAGCTTATACACAAAATGTAACAACTGGCACAAATAGCTATTATATTGTTGATGATGATGTTTTTAAGCGTATTTTGACTTGGAACTTCTATAAAGGTGATGGCTTTCAATACACTACACAATGGTTAAAGCGTAGAGTTAAAAGATTTTTGTTAGGCATTGATGGAATTGATTTTCCTATAGATGAAACTTATAAAATTAGCGTTGTTTATAGTTCAAATAATACTATAACTATTACAATACCTGATTATGCTATTGCTCCTATTTTTGTTTCAGCTTTGGAATCTAAAGTATTAAATCTTCCATTTCAATATAACTACATAGTAACCATTTCTTCAGGGACAGTTTCTTGGGAAAATGATGCTAGCGTTCCTGTTGGATGGGTAAATAATTTTAGTGATCCTATTGGTTGGTACACTCCTGTTTAAAGGAAATATTTATGTCAGTTCCGTATACTTTTGCTTCTGCTACATCACCAATTCCTTTATCAGAATTAGATGATAATTTTGCTACTGGAATTACTTTAGGTGGAACTACAGTCTATTTAGGCGGAACATACCCTGATTTTCAAACCTCGGGTTATTCTGGTTATAGTGGTAGTGGCACAAGTGGCTATTCAGGAAAATCTGGATACTCTGGAATTGGATTTTCAGGTGGTTCTGGCGCATCAGGCTATTCTGGCTATTCAGGTGCATCTGGATATTCTGGTTCTGGAACATCAGGATTTAGTGGGTTTTCTGGCTACAGCGGTCTTGGATTTTCAGGCGGATCTGGAGCATCAGGATATTCTGGTTTTTCAGGAACTAATGGTTCTGCTGGAACTTCTGGTTTTAGTGGTTATTCAGGTACATCTGGCTATAGTGGATCAGGTATTTCTGGCTATAGTGGATCAGGCATAAGTGGATATTCTGGTTATAGTGGTTTGCCCGGTGCGGCTATTGTTGTTAAAGGCACAGTTGCAAATTCAGCCGCATTACCACCAACAGGAAATACAGTTAATGATGCCTATGTAACATCAAATACAGGCGACCTTTGGGTTTGGAATGGAACATCTTGGATTGATATTGGACAGTTTGTAGGCACTAGCGGATATTCAGGAAAATCTGGATATTCTGGTTCTGGAACATCAGGCTATTCTGGTTTTAGTGGAATTTCAGGATTTTCTGGTATCTCTGGTTTTTCAGGAATATCTGGGTATTCAGGAATATCAGGGATTTCAGGTATTAGCGGATTTAGTGGTATATCAGGCTACTCTGGATATAGTGGTATAGGAACTTCTGGAATTTCTGGATACTCAGGAATTTCTGGTTATAGCGGGGTAGGTACATCAGGTTATTCGGGGTCTGGAATTAGCGGTTATAGCGGATCAGGTGTTTCAGGATTTAGCGGATTTAGTGGATTTAGTGGAACTTCAGGCTACTCAGGATTTAACGGAATAAGCGGTTTTTCTGGTATTTCTGGATTTAGTGGATTTAGCGGATATAGCGGCATTAGCGGAACAAATGGAACTAATGGTATTTCTGTTAGCGGTTATTCTGGTTATAGCGGTTTTTCTGGCTATAGCGGTGTATTGGGATTAACCAATTATTCAATAACAGAATCTGGTGGCAAACTAATATTTAAATATGGTGCTACAACTATCGCATCATTAGATTCTTCTGGTAATTTTACAACTTTAGCCGCAGTTAATTCTGCTGGCACACCTTAATTTTTAGGAGTTAATATATGTCAACGTCAATGGGCAGTACTGGAGTAACTTTTCCTGATTCAACAACACAAACAACAGCTTTTACTGGCGGATATGTATCTGGTATTGGTGGTCAAGCCTTTACAGCATCAGGAACATTTACTATTCCTACTGGAGTTACTGCGGTTAAAGTTACAGTAGTTGGTGGTGGCGGTGGTGGTGGAAACAATGGAAGTAGTGGTGGAGCTGGTGGTCAAGCTATTTCATATTTAACAGGACTAACACCATCTGGAACTATTGCAGTTACTGTAGGAGCGGGTGGTACTGCTGGTGTTGGAAACAATGCTGCTGGTGGTAGTGGTGGAACTTCAAGTGTTGCATCTGGCACACAAGCAATAACAACTGTTACTTGTACTGGTGGCTCTGGTTCTGCCGCTGCTACTAATCAAAATGTTATTGTTGCTGGTGGTACTGCTACTAATGGTTCAATAAATATAAATGGAGCTGCTGGAGCTTTATATGGTGGCTCAACTATGCTTGGTAATGGTGGTATAACGGATGTTAATAATACATCATCAACTGCTGTTGGTTATGGTTCTGGTGGATATGGTCAAGCTTATGGAACTTCTGGTGGTGCTGGTCGTGGTGGCATAGTTATTTTTGAATGGTAAAAGGAAAATAAAATGACAACTCAAAATTATTTAATCGTAGAAACAAATATCGTAACCAATAATGTTGTATGGGATGGTAATACACAAACTTGGACACCCTCGGCAGATTCTATTCAGCTTGTTCAAGCAACAACACCAGCAATGGTATGGGTGGGCAATAGAGTTGAAAATTTACCAGCGACTATTCCACCAACATATACAACTACTTATAACTTAGAAGAAGTAATAGGTGCTGGAGATATTGGCTTTACTTGGGATGGTACAGTTCTCACTACTAATCAACCACAACCAGCATGATTAAATTACTAGAAGATGGCACAGTATTTGTAAACGTATTTGCACAAGGTAAGTATTAAATTTAGTGGTTTTTAGCTACAATATGTAAAATAGCTTGGTGATGCAAGTGGAAAGAACTAAGGAAAACTTATGACAGTTCAGCTTTATGCCAATAATGCAAAAACAACGCTGGCATCACCTATTAATGCTACTCAGACTACCATTACAGTAGCCCCCGGAACAGGTGCGCTTTTTCCTAATCCAGCTTCTGGTCAAGCATTTATGGTTACTTTAGTTAGTGCCGCTTCATCTACAACCTATGAAATTTGCCTTTGCAATGGAAGATTAGGCGATACTTTATCGGTAGTAAGAGGTCAAGAAGGAACTTCTGGGACACCATTTTTATTAAATGATATTGTTGGTAATTTTGATACT